CCCGCCAGAGCGATAGCCCAAAAACAAATTGCCTCAACAGGGAAACAGCAAGCTGATCCCATTGGGGCGAATTTGTCCAACGGTACATTAGTACCGTCGGGAAGTGTCGTGCTAAGACTGCGAGAAGCAGTCAAAGCAGCGAACCAATTGTCAGGGAAGATGGCTTTCACCAGCTTCAATGATACTCGGTCCGACGCTTCTTTTAGGTCAATAGTCGCAAGGGACTCATCAACTGAGCCAATCCTTGCGAGTTTTTGATTTCGAGTTTGATCAGTAAAACTGATCATTCTCGCTATCGCCGGGTATGGACGAACCGACTCATACAACTTAGCCATCAGGCCTTGTTGAATGAACATGAATTCTCGGGGCTCACAGCTTATTAGCCGTGGACCTCTTGAATCCTTCGGAACGAACACCACCCGTGCCGCTGGTTCTGCTTCCTCTGCGTTAAGAAGATCACCCAGTCTATCGACTAAGTGAGTCTTATTGTAGAAGAAGTATTCATCATAAGGGTACACCGCGTTTAACCGCGGTATGTACCTAAACGACGAATAGCGTTCCCAGGGTTTAACCCGGCAAGCGCTAGAACCGCTACCGTGACGTGGCCGAATATCAAGAGGATTCACTCCTCCTAATAGACGGTGCACAAGTCCCTTAGCTCTTTCGAGGATCCGTACGACGTACGGGTCGGACAAGTCCAGAGACGCAAGGTCTTCCTCAGCTTCTAAGAAGCTGGATATTACCTCGCTAATCTGGGTCTCGGTATGTGGCATCTCTAACTTGTAGAAGATAGCGCTAAGCTGTCTTATACAAATCACAGCACCCATCTGAATCTGGTCTACAGGTTTAAGTGAGCCATCTTTGTTAAAGATGGCTTCCCAAGCCTTCACCAGGAACAGCGGGTAGGCATGATTCTTCTTAACCTTAAACCCTACCGGGGCTTCAAGCTTGGATGACGCGAAGGCGGCATCCAGAGACTTAAATAGCCTAGGTAGTGTTACGGTCAAGAAGGTCAAGCCTTCAGCCTCCGTACGTCTTTTAAACGTCTGCCTGTCGGCAGGCGTTACGTACAGAGACAGTTGCGTCTCGGTTGTTAGTCGGCCCCAATACGAGGCCAGGCGTTTCAAGCTATCTTTCATATGAAAGAACACTTCCTACGTCATGACAATATCAACCAACACGCGGCCCTAATATGAGCGTGCCTCACGGCGCGCGCCGCAAGGTAATTACTGGTACTTTAAAGTTGCCAGTAATGCGGTAGTAGACGGTTCCATAGATGGATCCCCTAAAGTTACCGTGTCGTCCAATCCCCCATCTTAGATGGATTATCAGGAAAGGACTTCACGTTGGCTTTAGAATGGCTCCGTGGGATTACAGTGACCGGCCCTCAAGGTTGAGGCGCGGGTGTAATCGCAGGGAGTACCATTGCGGGTTCCAAATCCGGATTCCTCACGGAATCCGGAGCCGCAGGGTCAGTCGGCAGAATGCCGGCTGACAAGTCAAAGCCCAAACAGGCTTTGCCACGCTGCGGATATGGGCCCACACTTCCTGTAGAGCATGAAGCGAATAACGATACCAAAATGAATAGCAAAACTGCTATGCATAGCGATATCATACAACGCTTCCATGAGATGAAGTTCATTCTGAACTAAACCTCCTGCTCACACAGTGCTTCCCTGACACCAGTGGTGCCAATGAAGTACTGAAGAAGTGTGAAAACATTATTAACGTCTCCAATATCCTCAGTATCCGATCTGGTGAGAACCAAGTTCAGTTGAACTGTACTTGAATAATCACCATCCGAATCCTGTTTAGGAACTTGGATTTGTGCTAATGTTCTAACTATTCCAGACTTGGTAGTCTCGTGAGAGACCCGGAGGCGAAAGCGTCCGGCCAAGTCTTCTTGCGGGCTATCAGCATAAAAGATATGCTGGTTAGCACTAGGGCCTCCTGCCGAATCGAATGTGTGCGAAGCACCATCGTTATCGGTTAGGCTGTATGTGGTCGATAATGACATAACTAACTAAGGTTAGGGGACATCGTACACCTCTCACGCGAGAGGTTATGATACTCTATCCCATTGGTTTGTTGTTTGTTATCCTCCATATTGCCCTCGCCGTTCTGGCAAGGAATAAACAATATATTGGATCGGCTGGTATAAACTCCAGTCATTCTAAGAAGCAAAGCTTCGAAGAAAAACCAGGTCCATGATATTCCTAACTTGCCGAAGGTTTGGAAGTGAAACGGTGGGTAAGGCGATCGCTCCGAAAGGGAGTGATCCTCTAACCCGCCTGTATCGCGACTTCTTTAGAGTCCCCGTAATAGTAACGGGGTCTTCTTCTAAAGCCGTGAGTTGGTTTACGAATGGACCATTGTCCAAGGACATGGTACATAAGGACTCGGCGGACTCTTTAATAGAGTACGCCTCAATAAGGATTTCAATAGGAAGACTAACAATCTTCTCATCAAAATTCTTAAGGAAACCGCTTATGTCGATAAAATAGTCCACAAGGAACGACCAAGGAGTTAACTCCAAGGCTGTTTCGAGCGGGCTAACGACACCAAGTGAATCCATCACTACTTGCGTAGCAGATGGAGGCACCCAGTCCTTTCCCGGTTTTATCCGGTAAAGGCACCATGCGGTAATGAGTCGCTCATAGTTGTATTCCGTTGACCAGTCATGGTCAACAGAGTCGACGTTGTTCTCGAATAGAGAACCACCTCG